CGGCGTTGCATTTGGCGCGGGCGACAGCCGTGTACCCGTCCCCAATACCCGTTACGAGCGGAGGAATTTTTTTCCGACGCTTAACAAAGATCATACGGCTAAAAAGTGAGTACAGACTTCCACGCGCGGTATAGGAGACGGTCAATACGGATACGATCCATGAGTGTCGATTCGTCCGTGAGATCCATCCAATCCTGAACGCCCACCGCATTGCGGTAGGCGGAAAAGGAGAGACCGTTCAGTTGGTACCGATTCGCGAGGAGGGGTAAGTAGGAGCGAGGGATGGGCATAGACTAGAATGGGATGGAGTTGAGCGGGATCTCGTCTTTCTTTACGTCGTTGAAGATCGGCGCCGCATCTACGACCTGCATTGGACCGCTTGGTGCTTTTGGTTGCTTCTCGCGGAAGGAGAGCGATAGCAGGTTCTTGCCAGTTTGGGTGGTACGCGGCACTGCCGAGATCCAGTATTCCTTACCCTCGATGAGGGCGGAACCAGAGTACACTTGAAACTCGCCATTCTTTCCTACCTTGGTCTGAAGCTCCATCCAGATCGTGCCAGTGAGTGGTTTTTGTTCGTATTTGTTGTTTTCCATAGATTAGGCTTGAGATTTTTTAGCGGTGTGGCAAGTGTAGCAGGTCGGGTAAGTACCATTGTGAGGCTTATTGCACACGTTGCAGAGGTTTGCCGCCTGTACGGGTGCTGGTGTTGCCTTCGGCGCGGGTGTTGCCGCGTTGCCGTCGTCGTCCTCGTCGGTTGAGATGCCGAGGATCGCCGAGAGGGCGTAGCGCCGAGCGTAGCTAAGGGCGGAGCCTTGTGCCTGTGGGTCGTTCTTCGAGAGAAGGATGTCCATGGTGGATTCGATACTCTCGCCACTTTCCGACTCGATGAGGATGGTTTTGAGCTTCCCGCCTTCGATGGGGAGCTGGACGAACGTCAGTCCTGCGGTCTTGAGCGGTTCTTTGATGGCTTCGAGGATGCTATCAAGGGAAGCGTACTTATTCCGAAAGTGTGGGTTGACCTTGTCCTTTCCCACGGGCTTCATATGCTCGTGGTAAATGGCAAGAGCCTTGGCGATTTTTTGCATAGATGTAAGGGTGTGAGGTAAATCCGCGGAGGGGTCGAGGTATCAGCCGTAGCCGATGTGTCGCACCCCTCGGGGGGTGGAGGAAGCATTGCTCCCTCATGTCTCCATCATAGCACACGACGCTGTGTGTTGTCAAGAGGTGTGGTATACTATACGCATGACCTGTCCATCCTGTCGGTACGAGTGCCACGACCCGAAGAATCCCAATCCTGCGTACAGTCCTCTGTGTAGCGTATGTGCGCTTGCGCGGAAGTCCGTTGCCGGTGTGGTTATCCTGTGGCGGAAGTAGTATGCGACAAGGCTCTTTCCTCGGTGGGGTAAAGGTGAGTGAGGCGGAGGTGCAAAAAGCGATTATGCAGTTCTTGCGGTATCGAGGCACCTTCTTTTTCAGAAATAATAGCGGGGCGTATTCGGATAAGGATTCTGGACGTTTTATTCGATTCGGATCGAAAGGCGCGGGAGACCTTATCGCTATCTATCCTGATGGGAGGTTCTGGTCCGTCGAAGTTAAGCGAGAGGGCGGAAAATTATCCGACGACCAAATAGCCTTCCTTTGTGGTGTGCGTAAAGCAGGCGGTGTGGCATCGTGTGTGGAGTCGATAGCTGACGTGCAGAAGGTACTCGCTGATCCTCTTTACCTACCCGAGCGCTATCAAAAAGCGGTGGATGCGTACCAAAAGCTCGGTTGACTTTTCGTGTTTTTTCTGGTAGGATGGTTTTAGTCCACTGAAGGACTCAACGACGGATATCGTTGCTTCTTAACCAAGCGCAGAACGCGCATAATCGTCAGACTCTATGATCCAAGGACACTATAATGCATCAAGTATCGTGCGCCTTTTTTTGGCGAACGAGTACGCTTTTGAGATTATCTACGACAAGTACACGGTGAGAATCGGGCATACAAAGGGCAACTGGTATATCGCAAAAATCCACAATGATATTCGGACGGTGGCGGATAGGGTTATCGTCTACGACTTCGGGTCTGGAATTGACGCGGAGAATAGTATGACCCTTGCGCTGTTCCAGAAGATGAAAGAGCTTCGCTGGGAAAAGGTTAGCTCGAAGTACGATATCGGCGAGGGGTTTACGCGTGATGATGACGCCTACTGGATCGAACAGGCTCTGGCTATCTGGGGAGGGAACCCATCCAAGATCCGCGAGATAAACGTCGTACAGCCAGGACGTAACGCCATGATTGACTTCCAGACAGGTGATTTTGAGCTGAATGCTGCTCCTAACGAGTTTAAGGCGTAATAGTATGGCAAAAACAACCTTTGACGAGGAGAAAATAGTGCCGCTTCGTATTTTTGCGAATGAGATGGCGAGACAGCTCCATCTCATGACCGATATGTGTGGGGATAAATGGGTACACTCTTCTATCCGTATGGCAGATGTCGTTCGCGCTACGCTAGAGCTACTCGCGAAACCTCAAGAATCATGGGAGGAGTGGCAAATGGAGCTTTACCGCCGAACAGAGGAACACCTGTATCTCGCTTCAGGCTTGAAAGACGACATAAAACGCCATCTGTGCGCGTCCTGTCTCTACACCAAAGAACATTTGGTCCTTCACGATTGCTCAACCTTCGCCCTTTATGCTGACTCTTCTCGAACACCTAGAGATTAAACGTCCCATCTATTGGTACGTTCCAAACGCAAAGAACGGAGGACAAAAACACGAAATGCTGGGCTACGATGCGGAATATGCACGAGATACGGGGTACGGTCTGTTCTTCGTGGTGAATGAGCTAGGCGATCAGCCGAATGCGAAAAACCATCTTCGCCATGCGGGGAACGTTGTTCGGTTCACCTCGGTCTTTGCGGATTTTGACGACGGGACCAAACAGGAGCAAATGGAACGGATAGACCGCTTTCCCCTTCGCCCGACAGCGATCATTGAAAGCGGAAGGGGATACCACGTCTATTGGAAGATTTGTGGGGTGATTGACCCGCTTCGATGGTCCTTTGTTCAGACGCGCGTCGCCGAAACCCTCGGGGGAGATACGGCGTGTTCAGACCCTGCTCGGCTTATGCGCTTGCCAGAGACGTGGCATACCAAGGGGGAACACGTCCTCGTGGAGACTATCTATATGGATGCAGGTACGGTGTATGACTTTTCGCTCTTTGAACGTATGTGGTCCTACCAAGAGCCACGGGCGTTCACGTCTTCCCGCGTTGGGCGAAGGGATCAGTACCGCTTGCCTTCAATGATCCTTACGCCGAACCACCGCCACCCCGAGCTGAAAAAAGTCACTGCTCACTTGTTCCGCGGGTGTTTACCGTCCGATGTATTGGACCGCACGAACGCTCTCAAGGCGTGGTACTTGCAAAGTTGCCAACCGCTCAAAGCTGAGTGGGAGGAAGAGGTGGAGGAGATGGTACAATGGATTCTTGACCGCGAGGGGCTATGAATGAAGTACTTATCGCGCTATCCATTGCCACCCTCATGGACGTGCTACCACCAAAATGGGCGACTACGGGGCGAAACGCCTATCTAGCAGACGCCAAAAAAGGCTACCCCGATCTAGATGAAAAGGAGCTGGATAAATGGTTCTACGAGGGTATCAAGAAGATGAGCGAGAAATACCCGAAACAGTATGCAGCCTACGAAAAAACGCTCGGAGGAGAGAAGCGGGAGACGAATAAGCTCCCGTGGGAGCAGGTAGAGATGCGAAGAGGTGTTTCCGACGGAGAGACGGTTTCGCTGGTGTTTTCCGTTGGTGGTAAACAGGCGTTGGTTGATTGTACGATGGACAAGCTCCGTGATCCGCTCTATATAGCATCTCGGCTCGAAAACATTACCCTGCAAGAGATAGAATGCCCGTACAGGGACGAGAAAACAAAGCGGTTCTGGTTCTCGGAGGTAGTGATTCCGTGGCTCACGTCCGATAGGGCGAAGATCGCCGAGCAACGGAGCCTCTTCGAGGGCGTGGAGGAGCTTGTGCGAGAATATATGACGAAGGCGAAGGAAATCGATCACGACGAGCATGCTTACGAACAGACGAAGCTCCCCGTACGCGAAGGGGACGTGACCTATATCCCCTTCAATGGATGCCTGAAGTTTGTTCAGTCACGGGGAGACAACGTTATCGCTAACCGCCTGCTGTCGAACGTCCTCAAGGATATGGGCGCTACGAGGCAACGTAAAGGTAAATCACGCCAGTACTTTTTCGCTATTTATGAGGATATTCAGGGAACAGAAGCCGGGCGGGGGGAAGACGACGCTCATCGCCAAGGAAGCCTTGACCGTCTTGAGAGCGGGTGGGACGGCTTCAATAACGACATTCGGGAGGAAGAATATACAGGATATCAAGAGCCGAATCGGGATGCTCCCCGAGGATCTGGAGACACGCCTGACGCTACGGACGATTCATGCAGCGTGTTACAGGGAGCTGGGAAAGAAGCGGGAGGCGCATCTGACGCCGTACCTTTTTAGTCATGACCGAGAGCTTGGTTTATCGTTTGGGAGAGAGGCGAAGCGACAGGCGGGTGTATCTGGCGTGGACGAGGGTCTTATTCTCGGCGAACCCGAGACGGAAGACGACGAGGCGTATACAGAGATCCAGCGCCTGCGCTCCCTGCGGCTACCCGTGGGGGATACGACCGCTCGGGGGTACACCCGAACGCGGGTCTTCTACCTCTGGGAGCGGATGAAGCAGGGCTTTGCTCGTGGGGGGTGGGATTTTATGTCGCTGCTAGAGGAGGGTGTGCAGTCTGGACTATCCTTCCGAGCGGACTATGTGGCTATTGACGAGGTGAATGACCTTACTCCCCTACAACTCGCCATCTGTGAGCGGGCTGAGGGGAAGACGGTGGTCTACGCTGGTGACCTTGACCAGTGTATCTACGGGTGGGCTGGGGTAGACCCCGAGGCGATCCGAAGACTCGCCGTAGATAGCCACGAGATACGGCAGGAGTCCTACCGCCTTCCTTCTGTCATTGCGGGAAATGCGGATAGGATACTAAAAGCAGCGTTTCCTATTATCCCTAAAAAGACTGGCGGAGAGATACAGCGCTTCGCGGATGCCGAGGGCGCTCTTGACCTCTTACGAAAACGCCCACGAGAGCTTGGCAGCGTCCTGATTCTGGGACGCACCAACCATATCCTCGAACGGATCAAGCCTCTCTGCGAGGGGCTTAACATGACGAGAACAGATAAGGACGAGGCGATAGGGCATCTCTACAAGCTTATTGGCGCCCCGCCTGCACGGTTTACCCTTACCGACGCAGAAGCGCTTACTGGTCCGTGGCTCCCCGCTGCTTCCTACTGGAAGCGAGGGGGAAAAGAGGCGGTAAAGATGCTTCTGGGGAGGGATAAGACGCTGACCTTAGAGCAGTTTCTTGCCTACGGGACGAAAGAAATGCGCCGCGTGTGGACTCGCGTTGACAGGTCATTCTTGGACGAATATACTTATAGTAAAGGCATGGTGAACCCGGCATTGCCTCTTGTTTCGTTCAGCACGTTCCACGGGTCAAAGGGACTAGAGGCAGATACGGTTGTTCTTCTCACGGATTCTACGGAACGTGTGGAGATGAGCGACATCCTCTCTCCTGACGAAGCAAGAAGGCTTGCCTACGTTGCTGCGACAAGGTGTAAAGAACGGCTTTACATCACGACTTTAGACAGCCAAAACCAGTTGAAGCACTTTTGACAATTTACTCCTACCGCTCCTACCGCTCCTACGAAGTATTTTCGGGTTGGTAGGATTGGTAGGAGTGCTTTTTTTATGCTAAGACTAGCGGTAAAACGGGTGTCGAGATGCACGAAAAACGCTATTGGATACCAAAAACGTCAATCCTCCATGTGCCGACACCTAAAAACTTGGTAGGATTGGTAGGATTGGTGACCATTTTTCTATTCTATAAGGGGTTTTCGTGTATTTTTCTGCCTACCAAGTCGTAAAAGTTGGTAGGAGTTGGTAGGAGTGGTAGACAGGACGTGTATACCCTGTTTAGGGGCGTAACTGTAAAGTCGAGGTGCACGATCCTCCACCTCATCCCCTGGTTTTTGCCTCTAGCGGATCTGTGGTAGAATGGGGACATGGAAGAAGAGAAACCTTTTAAGAAGGAAGTAAAACGGGACAAATCAGGCAGGTTATTGCCTGGTTCTGCGTCTATAAGTCCAGGTCGTCCTAAAGGGAAAACCCTCAAAGAGTTTGCGAGGGATATGTTGATGTCGATGAGCGATGAAGAGAAGCTTGAGTACCTCAAACAGCTTCCGCCTGAGATAGTTTGGAGAATGAGTGAGGGAAATCCGCACACCACTACGGATGTGACGAGCAAGGATGAGAAGCTAAACAATGTTGTCGCTATTCAGTACATTCTACCCCATGCAGATAACCCTACAACCGACAGCGAGGCAACATGAGGCATATACGGCGCTTGCCGACCCATCCGTGAGAACGGTGTATTTTGGTGGCGGAGCAGGCGGGGGCAAAACGTTCCTATTGTGTGAATGGCAGATGCTCCAGCGGATTCGCTATCCTGGCACGCGTGGGTTTATCGGACGCAATGAGTTAAAGCGTCTCATGCAGACGAGCTATCTCACGCTCCTCAAGGTTCACGCGCACCACGGCATCCCTGAGAGCTATTGGAAGCTCAACGGGCAGTACAACTACGTTGAGTACGCTAACGGCTCGCGTATCGACCTCCTAGACCTCGCCAAGACCCCCTCAGATCCGATGTTTGAACGATTTGGTTCCCTTGAGTTCACGGACGGGGCTATCGATGAAGCGGGGGAGGTCGATTTTATGGCGTATGACATTCTCAAGAGCCGTCTAGGTCGCCAGAAGAATGAGGAATACAGCATACCAGCGACAATCCTCCTGACGTGTAACCCAAACAAAGGATGGCTCTACCAGAAGGCGTATAAGCCCTTCGTCGCAGGGACACTGCCAAACGACGCACGGTTCATCCAAGCGCGGTATAACGACAATCCCCACACGGCAACGGTATATGCGGAGCAACTCGCCTCTATCGAAGACCAAGCGATGCGTGAGAGGCTTATGTACGGCAACTGGGAATACGAAGACGATGACACGCAGATAGCCAGCTCCACAGCGATAGCTGACCTCTTCACAAACACGGTACCGAAAGGAGAAAAGTATATCACGGCAGATATTGCGCGGTATGGAAGCGACAGAATCGTGATAGGCGTGTGGGATGGGTGGAACGTGAAGCTCTACGTCCGAAGGAAGAAATCCGTCACGGAGACAGCAACAATGATACGAGATTTTGAGATTGCGGAGGGCATTCCGCGCTCGCATGTTCTTGTGGACGAAGACGGGGTTGGTGGCGGGGTTGTGGACATCCTAAGCGGGTGCGTGGGCTTTATGGGTGGATCTTCGCCTCTCCCCGACTATCGCGACACGAAGCAAAACTACGCGAACCTAAAAGCGCAGTGCGCGTATAAGCTCGCAGAGCGGATACAAAGCCACGGTGCTTGTGTGACGAACGAATCCATGGAGGTACGCGAACAGCTACGTGATGAACTTGCAAACACGCTTCGCCGAAGCGAGAGAGCAGGCGATAAGCTCGCGCTTATTCCAAAGGATGACGTGAAGCGGTCACTTGGGCGTTCCCCTGACCTCGCGGATACGATGATTATGCGCGCGTACTTCGACATACCGAAGAAACCCGAGGCGTATATCCCGAAGAAGAACCCCGTAACGGAAGAATTGCTATCCTACAAACGCAGTCTTAAAAAGCCGATAAGCGCAAAGTTCTAAATGAGTGTATACTACTATCATATGATTCAAGACATTGGCGAGGCTATCAAGCAGGCGCAAAAAGAATCCGCGAAGATTGCGGAGGAAAAGCGTATCGAAGAGGTGAATAAGACCGTGAAGGAGGTTCTTTCGCTTCTCACGGAGAAGGGACTGAGTATCCGTGAGGCGATGATCACGCTTGAGGCGTGTCGCAATACGATTCAGAATCAAGTATTCGAGAAGCCTTTCACCTATGGCGACAAATCCGCTTAGCGAACCAAAGGTAGAATCCTACTCCCCGAAAGAGGAGGAGCTTGCGTTTATCCAAACCGTGTCCAAGCGGTTTATGGAGATGTATACGCTCAAACAGGAAACGCTCTCCATTCTCGACCACCGCAACCTGACGCAGTATCTTAACGATTCTGTGCTTGACTACGCGGTAGCTCGTGAAGAGATGGGCGACCCAAACGACCCTGTAAAGCCGTACGTCACGTCCACAAGCCGTAACAAAACGGATAGCTTCTTCTACAACCTCTCTCGTGGGATGCTCTACCCCTCTGTGCGAGCGCAGAATGCGGAGCAAGCTGTGGATGTAGACTTTGCTCGCGTGTGTCGTGGTATTTTAGAGTGGGCGCATACAAGCGATGGATACCCAGATGAAAGCGGAGCGCAGAAGCTCTCGCGGTATTTGCATACGATGGCGGTGGAAGGAACGGTTCACACGATGGATATGGTGGACGAAAACGGTTTATACTCGGAAATTGTGCCTAATAGCGAGGTATATATCGCGAACTATTGGCAACCAAGTATCCAGATGCAACCACGGTTCTATCGCGCAAAGCTGAACTCGACGTATGAGGAGGCGGAGGCGATGTTTGGACACTTGACGAACTTTAAGTACGTCGCAAAGGGCGACAATTCGTTTCTATGGAGCGAAAACGACGCGATGAAGAGTGAATGGGAGGGTATTACGGTCGGTGATCGTGTGCATATCCTGTTCGTGTATGAGCAGATGACGCGCAAACAGCTCGAACAGGCGAAGAAGGATGGCAAAATCTCGAAGAAAGCGCAGCGGCACTGGTGGTATAACGTGATTATCGGTGGTGTGCCGATGTTCCCCGTAGATAACCGCTTGCCGAACCGTCACGGTCTTCTCAATGTCTCGGTTGGTCGCTTCTCGTACTTCGCGAAGAGCAACTTCTACTGGGGAGAGTCCGCGCCAAACAAGTTTCGCTATGATAAGCACTGGCGCGATGGATGGATGACGCTTCTCAGGCATAAGGGCAAACTGAACGCTCTTCGTCCGCAAATCTCCCTCGATGGAAACTTCATCAGCGATGAGATTTATATCCCAGGCAACGTGATGAACATGCAGGAAGATCCGAAGCTTCAGCTTGTGGAAGGTGTGGGCGAGCCTATCAACAACGGAGACCTCGAATTGCTACGCATGGCAGACCGTGAGATTGAAGCGTCCAGCGTGTCCTCAATCGTGGAAGGTCAATCGTCGGAGAAGCGCATGACCGCACGCGAGGCAACTATCACACGCTCTAGCGCGCAGGTGGCTCTCGATGCCTTCAGCCAGCAAGTAGCGTACTTCGTCCAGTCCCGAACGTTTCCTGTGCTTCTTTCCCTCTTTGAGGAGCTATCCACAAACAAAATCAAGAAGCTCGTTCTCAGCGACCAGATGCTTGAGGACGGCACTCGTGGGGAGCTGGAGCTTCGCTTCGAGCGACTGAAAAAGCCAGGGGAAGAGGGCTTCGAAGATGAGTATCGTGAGAAGTCGATGGAACTTGCGTCGCAGGCACGAAAGAACGGGGGTAAGCGTGAGACGATCCTCGTCAACCGTCGGATGCTCGATGAGATAACGCTGTATCTTCGCAGTGATACCGCTTCGTTCTCGCAGAACTACGACGAATTGCGCCGTGAAGCGTTTAACCAACGCGCGACGAATATCTACCTCCAACGTCCTGAGTTTAACGCGAAAGAGGTGGCACGCGCCCTTGTACGGGCAAACGAGGATGACGAGGCGCTTCTCGCCACGGAAGAGCAGACGCCACAATTACAACCGCAAGGCGCACCCCCTGAGCAGGAAGCGCCAGCTATGGGAACGCCAGCAGATGCGAATGCCTTACTTGAGCAGACCGTATGATGGAACGTATCCTCGGCATTATAGCGCGGTACTTACTCGGTAAACTGCTTCACGGCTACGTCCTCCCCTTCCAAAAGGCGGATGAACGGTTCTTCGCCCTCTCGAACGCCGAACGTGCGGAGTATATCCGTAGCGCGAAGATGCTCGCGGAGAACGAAGCCTTCATTTGCGAGATGGAAGAGTGGAAGCGCAAGCTGTACTCAGAACTCGCGCTCTCATCGAAGAGTGAGATGAGCATGACGGCGTATAGACTGACGATAAAAAGCGTTCTTGACTTCCAAGACCGTATTAAAAAGCTCTCGTCGATGAACGCTTCGCAACGAAACAACGACATTGCGGATAAGATGTGATATACTTCCTTGCGTAGGACAACCTACGCCGCGAAACGGGGAGTATCATCCTCCTTGTTATCTTTCTTCGCGGCGAGATACCAAGGAATATATACTCCCCCTTTCGGGGAGTTTTCTTATTCCAAGGAGTATTAGGATGTGCTCCGCATCCAATAGAGAGTATCCGCGCACCTCTCGGCGCAAGGAATTATGCCAAACAACGAAGAAGCGAATCTTGACGCTCAAAACCAAGAGGGAACCCAGAACCCTGAATCTGGCGGGGACAACGCAGAGCTTGAAGCGATCAAGCGAGAAAAAGAACGTCTCGAGAAAGAGCTGAAAGAACGCGAAGAACAAATCAAGCGAAAGGACGAAGCCTTGCGTAAAAAGGAAGGCAACTTATCCGAAGAGCTTGAGAAACGCTTAGAAGAACGCCTAAACGAAAAACTCCGCTCCAAAGAGATTGATATGCGTGTGAATGCGCTGACGAGCGATGAGGAAACCCGTAAGCAAGTACGGCATCACCTCGAAAACACGATCAAATCTACAGGAGACGCGCAAAAAGATGTCGAAATCGCATGGGCTATCGCCAGCCAAGCGAACCTAGCGAAACTCGCCGCAGAAGACGCAAGCGCAGAAGCATTTGCGAGCGTCGTACGGCAGTCGCAGGTCGCATCAGGTATTCCAACGCGCGATATGCCAGCATCCGTACATCCAGCGCGAAAAGCAGCGGAACGTATCCTTTCGGCAATCAACCCCGAAGCGATTAAAAACCTCAAAATCTAACAGTATTTATGCAAGATTTTTTCCGTGGGGAGATCTTGTCTACGGGAACGCTTACCGTTCCAGTGGCAAAAAACTCCACAACGTTTGCGAAAGCAGACCCAGTAACGATTGACGGTGACGGTTGGCTTATCGTAGCAACCGCAGGATCGAAGGTGCTTGGTTACGCGCAGGAAGACTTCGTAGCGGCTTCTGACAACCAGACCGTAGCGAAAAAGTCCCCTTTGTGTGTGCCAGCTCGTGGAACGCTTATGGTGTTTACCAGCGACCAAGCCTGTGCACAGACGGATGTCGGCGCTTATGCTGACCTTTCTGGTACGACGGGCGCTATTCAGATGAACCTCTCCGCTGGTGCGACGGGACAATTCATTGTCCGTGGTTTTGACCCAGATAAGGACGGTTCTACTACCAAAGTCGTTGTCATGGCTGCTGAAGTACAGGATGACGCTTACGCTCAATCATAGTCCGATATGTCCTACATCATGACAACTTCGGGTACGTTCTCCCAAGCCGTTGACGCTTCCGTCCGCGCGATTTTCGAGACGTCCTCCCTCAACGAATACAACAGAGTATCCGGACGCGAACTCTTCCGCGAGTACTCCCCAGACGTGACCGAGGCGCAGATCTCTACGCTCTCTGGTCCAGGTCGCGGTACGCTTACGCTTGAAAGCCAAGCATACGGCATCAACGACAAATACAAGGGATATGCCATGTCGGTTCGCTTGGACAAGTTTTCCAGCTTGCTCGAATACAGCGAAGAGACGTTGCACTTCCTTGAGAAGGCGCAGACCTCCAAGCAGGCAATGGAAATCTCGTCCGCTACGGAAGGTGCTGTACAAGCCCTCTTCCAGAACTGGAACGAAGAAATCGCTAAAACCTTCTACCTTGGCTTCGGAACGACGAACCTCACGGGTGGAGACGGTGTAGCCCTCTTCTCGGAATCGCACCCAACGCGCAAGAGCGGTGTCGGTAACCAAGCCAACACGTTCGGCACGGGTAGCACGCACAAGGCTCTGACCTCCGCTTCTCTCGTAGAAGCTGTGGACGCAATGTCGCGCTTCAAAGACCACAACGGTGTACAGATGACCCGTCCTCGCAACCTCCGCATCGTGTGTTCCCATGAATTGTCCTCGACGGCTATTCAGGCGATCCACTCCGCGTACGGTCCATCGACGGCAAACCTTGGTCTTAACCAAGCATCGAAGGACTTCATGGCACTTCGTGGCGTTATGTCGCTTGAAGTCGTGGTTCTTCCAGATATCCCTTACGCTTACCGCAACTACTGGTTCCTCGTTGACCTTGACCGTGTGCAGAAGATGGCGTTCCGCGCTGTTGCATGGATGCCTCGCATCGCTTCGGACTCTGAAGTACGCAACGGTACACGCGCTTACGCTTGTTCCACGCTCTTCGGTCATCAATGGGGTCACTGGGGCTGGGTGTTTGGCTCAAAGGGTGACGGCTCGGCTATCTAATCTTATTAGAGACGCTCTATGGAAAATAAAACCATTCCTTTCATCCTCGGTGTCGGCGCTCTCGTTCTCGCTATCCTCGCTGGCGTTGTGGCTGTCAAAGCTCCTACGTCCATCAGTATTCAGAACGGCGCTCCGAACGTGTCGGTGAAGCCAGAAGCGTCTAGCGAAGAAACTCTTGGGGCAAATGCGTGGGAAACCACGAACCTCATCAGCCTTGAACTCTCTGACGACCTCAGCATCGGCGACGATCTGACCGTTACAGGAGACCTCAACCTGACAGGAAACGCCCTCGGAAGCGTGGTCTACCGTCCTACGGTAACCATGACAACGGCAACCACCACGCCTTGTGCGATTCAGAACACCACGGGTAGCGACCGCATCCTTGCGGCTATCAGTGGCGTTTGGACCTCCACGGCTGGCGCTGGAACGGTTGGTCTCTCGGTGGGTACCTCGACCAACCAGTACACCGCTGGTACGCCAAAGCTCATCTCGAACGCCACATTTGCAAACAGCGCCTCGGCAGATGTTGTTTCGACAACCTCTACGCTCCAAAGCGCCTACGCAATTTGGCAGGCTAGCGAGTGGCTTGTGTGGAACACCACCACGTCCACAAACGCTGGTACCTGTTCCGCAATTGCTTTCTAAGCTAGGTCTTTCGTCGGGGGGAGAAGCAATTCTCTCCCCTATCGAGGCACTTAGCCTCTTATTTAGACATTTATGATCAACTGGAACCACTTTGAACGCAGTGTGTTCACGCTCGAAGAGCAGGAACGCATCCAAATCGCGGTTGATCGAGGCGATACAGCGCATTTAGCGCAGATTGTTAACCTCGACGACCCGAAGAAGGAATACTGGGTTGGTAAAATCATTGAAACCTACGCACCTCCTATCGCGAAAATCGACGTGAGCGAGACAAAGGCACTTCTTGACGAGGTAGAACGCGAAAAGGGCGGTCTTACTCCTGAGATTGAAGCCGAATTGCAGGCAAAGATTGACGAGAAGAAGGCAAAGGAAGAAGAGCGCATCGCCCCAAAGAAGGCAAAGGGCAAGAAGGCAAAGGAAGAAGTTATTAACGAAACTGAATAAACACTATTATGTCCATGATGAAGAATCAGAAGTGGTCAGCTCCGCATCGCGGAATGCCCACCGAAGATATCGGGGGTTCGTCTAGTAGACTCGCGGTAACTGGTGAGACGGTACAACTTTATTACTCAAACTCAGGTGTTCGCACCACAGACGCAGGGCAAGCGGCTGGTGTTATGGTTGAAGGTGTTCTTGCGGTAGCGCCTATCGCGAATACGTCGGGTGACCAGATTGGTCAAAGACTGAACACGTCCCTCTCGTTTACGGGTACGGCGTTTACAGCGGAAGTAGAGCTATCCTATGAAGCGCTCGAATCCCTCGACAACCTCCCATTTTTAGAGCGTCTTACAAAGGTTGCGAGCCTTGTCGCAGCGGTAAAGACCGCGCAAGCAAACGGGGTGCCAACGGTCATGGCAAACGGCGATTACGTCGTGGACTATCGCAAGGGTTGGATTATTGGTAAGAAGGCAAGCACACAGACAAGCCTTACGAGCGCTGCATATAAGGCTCTTAGTAAATCCGCTGGCACGTCTGGCGTTACCTCCAACAGCACCAACTTCACGGGAATGGTAAACACGCTCCCCCGTGCTATTTACAACGCCTCGCCAACGGTGCGTACAGAGGGGCAAGGTGGACCGTTGCAAGCGGATTCTCTTGGCAATCTTCAAACGAACGCAAACACGCTCACCTCGGGTGAAAGCCAAGCCCGCAACCGCATGCTGGTCGTGGACGGCGGTACGTCTACGCGCATCACAACCGCAACAACGACCGTCTGTCGCAACACGACTG